TTATTCGTCAAACATCTCTCCCTTTCCTAAAATAATCCACTCGACAGATACTTTGTAATCTTTATGTAGATAAACGATCCACTCTGGCTTTAGTATATGTTTGTCGGGATAGAATTTTACACAGTTTACATTCCAACGATGCAAATTATTGTTTCTAGTGAAAGTTTGAAGCCCTCGTATTTTTTTTTGGGCTTTCAAGGTTTCTATAGCTTCAAAGAAACGCTTGCTTATAGCGATTCCTTCTTCTGATATTATTGCCATTTTATTTAATATTTTGGTTCTTTGTATCTTGCATTGAAATATCCGACCCACTTACATGAACACATCTTGCAGTATTTTCCTGCTGGGCAAGAAATTTTTTATTTTGTTCCTGCATGGATTCGATTGTTCTTTGCTGTGACAAAACAGTTTCAGTTAATCTTGATATCTGTTCAAACACTTCGCGGCTCATAGAAACTGAGTCATTCTGTAATTCTAGTCTCTGTTCTACAAGCTCATCTAAGATCTGCTCTCTTAGTCTTTCCTTATTTGTTATAGGAGTGCTTTTTTCTATAATCCCAGCTATGGCGTCTCCTTTGACAAACATGTCTACGTCATTGCCATCTAACCATCCAGGAGTCAGATGGTATTTGTTTTCCAGTAGATATTTGTTCTTATCTGTTAAAGATACATTTCCACTTTCTATCTGTGAATAACTATTTTGCTTCATACAAAGTACTTCGGCAAATTGAGACTGGGTTAATCGCAGATACTTTCTTAGATATTTTAATCTATTTTCCATGTTTAAAATAAGTTAAATATATCTGTTTTATAGTAGTATTTAATCTATAATAGATATATTTGCAATGTGATATAATATATAACAATACAAAGATAATGGAAAATAGATTAAAAACAAGCAATTTGCTGCACGAAGGTCAAACAATGACCCTAAAAGGCTATTACAAAAATCTTCCGGAATCAGTCCATCCCAAGACGGAGTTTATTAATGAGATAACAAAGAGGACAGGGGTGTCGTTTAATACTGCTAGAAATTGGGTTATTTACGGCATGAAACCCAACAATCCTGAACATATCTCAGTACTTTCCGAAATCACGGGAATTCCACGCAATAATTTATGGTCTGAATAAAAAAACTATTGAGCAATGAAAGATTTAGAGTTCTACATATTTGAAGATGAACTTTGGTGTCTGTTCCCTGATGGAAGCAACCAACCTGTGACCGATAAAGACATAGGACTAATAAAAAGTGTATTGGATCGTATACGCGAATGTTACCCGGATGCATATAAGGCGCTGATGGAATGTTACCAAAAAAGCGCACAGAATATCCCATATTTCCAATACCTTATGGTTAGACGTTTCTGCAAATGCAATTTTGGAGAACTGGATAACACAAGCCGGGATATTGATAAAAACGGTGGATTCAATTTTGAACGTGTAAAATGTCCCATGCGTGGAGAATGCAAGTACGAAGGTATTATATGCTGTCCCCAATTTTACAGTCGTATATCAGATGCAGAAATGAGAGTTATGAAAATGATATATGAAGGAGCTAATAACGAAGATATTGCAGAAAAACTCTATCTCTCCCCCCATACTGTAAAAAATCATATTAAGTCAGTGTATATCAAACTTGGTATTCATGAAAAATCAGAGTTTATTCAATACGCGCACAAGAACAACCTTTTTAAAGATTAGATACAATGTTGAATGAGGATGTATTAAAGATAGTTCTCAATGATAAAACTTTTAGCCAACGTGAAGCTGAAGAAATAGTAGGAAGTAGAGGACGTTTGTTCAAATTGATAGGTTCGGGCGGTATTCGTGCTGAAAAGATACCCTCTAATCGTCAAAATGGAAGATGGTACTGCAATGCCTATGATGTTATCAAAAACGCATCTTTAAAATAGCTGATAATCAAATAGTTATATCAAGTTAAAGACAATATTTTTATAAGTTTATAATTTGCTTTAAAGTCAAAAATAAAGTAACTTTACATTGTAATTAAAAGATAATCAGTTAGTTATGAAAAAAGAATTTGTATTAACACTTTGGGTTTTGTCATTTATTGCAATGGTTGTATTGGCAGATCCATATAAGATTTCATTTTGGATTTCATTTGGGTTATTTGGATATTTCTCAGTGTATATCGAAAAGCATAATAAAAGGTTTGAGCATGAAGATGAGTAAATATCCGTATGTAATCCAGGAAATCACCCTGATAACGTATAGTGGAAGAAAACTACATCTTACAATTGTGGAGAAGGAGATTATAGATATTCCTATCAGATTGACGAAAAACAAAATACTCGATGCTTTTGCTTCAATGAAAGACAAACCGGTCGATGTAAAACTAAAAGTGAAGTACATATAAGAGCGTACATAAGGGCAATGAAAACAAAAGAAGAATTATTAGCAATGAGTCATGAAGACTTGGCTTCACTTACATATAAAATAATGTATGAGCAATGTCTTCTTGAAAATAAGGAAAAAGAAAACAAAAGATTAAGAGAAATACTTGACACTATTGGTGTTACGTATGAAACATTCAAATCAGAATTCCATGAATGATGAATTACTGCAATTAGAAGCCGAGTTGAAAAAGGTGGAATCTAGTAACCTTGAATATCTTCCTGAATATGGATATTCAAGGAAAGAGGAAATAATCCAGCTTATCAAAGAGGATATATCTGATGTCAAAAAAGAAATCAATAAAAGACTAAAGTTATACTCTTCAGGTATTTCATCAGGATATACAGAGAAAAGCTTAGAAGAAGAGAGAACTAACCTTTGTCTAATGCAGGGGTTGGCGAGATATTGTTAAACTTTAAAATATTAGAGCAATGGAAGAAAACAAATTAACAAAACAGGAAAATGATGCATTGGCAATGTTTGGTAAAGGCAAAACCATTTATCAAGTTGCAGGTAACGACGTGGCATTATCATTTGATATTGTACGTAACTATTTGACTAAAGGTAATGGGCAGGTATCTGATCAAGATATTGTTCAGTTTATTAGTATTTGTAAATTCAACCAGCTTAATCCATTCTTGAACGAAGCATTTCTTGTTAAGTTCGGACAACAGCCGGCACAGATGATTGTCAGCAAGGAAGCGTTTTTCAAACGTGCTGACGCTAGTGAACAATACGAAGGCTTCAAAGCGGGCATCATTATTATTAGAGATAACCAGATTGTAGAGGTAGAAGGCTGTTTTTATAATGAAAAGACAGATGTACTTGTAGGGGGATGGTGTGAAGTTTACCGATCTGACCGCAAATTTCCGATTGTAGCGAAAGTTAATCTTTCCGAATATGACAAAAAGCAATCTATATGGAATGAAAAAAAATCCACTATGATTTCCAAGATAGCCAAAGTCCAAGCATTGCGTGAAGCTTTCCCGGCCCAACTAGGTGCAATGTATACACAAGAAGAGCAAGAAGTTAAATTTACCGAATATGAAGATGTCACAGACAAAGAAGATAAGGGTAAAAAAATAGCAGAAATTGCTGCTAAGGCCGCAGGAGTGGAAGAGCAACCTAAACCGGAACAACCGGTAAATCAGTCTCAAAATAATACAAGTAATAAACCGGTTCAAAAAACATTATTATAATGGAAATATTAGAAGGTAACGGTCAGCATTCTCTTTCATGGTTTAGACAACGCATAGGCAAAATTAGTGGTTCAAATGTCGGATTACTTATGAAAAGCAGCAGAAACGGCATATTTAGTGATACTGCTAAAAGTTATATTTTTCAAGTTGCGGCAGAGCGAGCTATGAATCCTGAAATAGTAAATGATGATATTGCATTTACAGAATACTTATCTGCTGTAAATGTAGAAAGTAAAGCTATGCGTTTTGGAACAGAGCAAGAGGCAAATGCACGTGATTTGTATTCTAAGTTAACGGGAAGGCATATTGTAGAAGTGGGGTCGTGTAAGCACCCCACTATCCCTAACTTTGCAAGTAGTCCTGATGGCTTCTTTTATGATGAAGAATTGGGAGAACGGGCATGTATTGAGATAAAATGCCCTTCCCAAAATACTTTCATGAAGTATAAAAGTGAAGTATACGACAATGACTCTTTGCTTCAAATAAAATATGAATACTTTTATCAGTGTATGGCTCACATGATGTGTTGTAATGCAAACTGGACTGATTTTGTTGTATATAATCCTTTTCAAATAGATCCTATTCACATTGTTCGTATACTACCAGACGAAAAGGTCTTTGCAGAAATGGAGAAGCGTATTAGAATGGCGGACGATATTATTAACCAAATAGCGGATATAGAATAATGGGCGATTCATTGATAAAAGAAACTCAACTCCAGCGTATTATACGAAAAACAGGTAGAAAACCATGTGAATGCAAATGTTCATTATGCAAAATGCAATGCCATACTCCTTGTTTAGGAACCCCGCAAGATATTGAGAAATTGATAGATGCGGGTTATTCAGACCGGTTACTCCCCACTCTTTGGGGAGCCGGAATGATAATGGGGGTTATTGATTTCCCAGTTCCTATGATCCAAATTGCATCGGGCGATGATTATTGTTCTTTCTTCCATAATGGTTTATGTGAACTTCACGACAAAGGATTGAAGCCTACCGAAGGGCGTTTGTCGCATCATTCTACACGCATTGACAATTTCAAAGTATCTAAAAGTATAGCTTGGAATGTCGCGAAGGAATGGCTTTCAGTAGATAATGCAGAGGTGATAGAACGTATTGTTAATAAACTAAATAAAAAATAGAGCAATGGAAACACAATTAGCAATTCAAGAAAGCGACCTAGAACTGGTCGTGAGTGAAAAGACGTTAGGTAGCCTTACTACCAATGCAAAGCAAATCCGAGATATTGTAATGGCGAATTTGCCGAAGTATGATATATCCAACTACACGGATGACAATATTGATCAGGCAAAGAGAGATAAAGCCTCTCTCAACAAAGCTGCAAAAGCTCTCAACTCCAAACGCCTTGAAATAGAGAAGGAGTTTATGAAACCTTTTGGAGAATTCAAGGAGGTAGTAAACGAAACGGTGAAACTCATTGGTGAATGCTCCGCTAAGATTGATACTGTAGTCAAGCAGAATGAGCAGCAATACAAGGACAAGAAGAAAGCCACCATTAAGACCTATTTTGATGGCATGAACACTAATCTCGTAGACTTTAACAAGGTGTTCAAACTGGAATGGCTAAACAAGACTACAAGCATGAAGTCTGTTTGCTCTGATATTGACGTTATATTTGCTAAGGTTGAAAACGAGCTATCTACGCTAAAAGGCTTTGGTGAAGATTATGATGTGCTTCGTACCTATTATATGGATATACTTAACATCACATCCACCATCCAATATGCCAACCGACTTAAAGAACAACGAGAGCGAGCTAAGGCAGCGGAAGAAGCTAAGATTAAAGCGGAACAAGAAAAGCAACAAGCAGAAGAAGCTCGTAAAGTTGTTGAAGTAGAACAAGTCAAATCACGTCCGATCAATCCATTTGCAATGGCAAATCAAAAAGCTGACGAACAAGTACCTTTTAGTCAATCCATATCGCAACAACCTGAATTATTAACGAGAGCATTCAAGGTTACCACTACTCGTGAAAACATCATTGCTCTTGGTGATTTTATGAATTCAAAAGGTATTGATTTTGACAAAATAGAATTAGCATGAGTGAAACTGGAAAAGAATACGGACAATTTGTAAAACAGAGAAGAGAAGAACGTTATAGTCAATTTGTTAATACAATCCTTCCTGCTATCAAATCTTTAGGATACGATGTTATTCAGCGAAATGATTTTGGATTCGAATTTATTGTGTCTAAGAAAGGATTTGGATGGGTTATATTTTATCCCAAAGGTGATAGATTATTATTGTGTAAGCAAAACAAATGGCTATATGGTGGCTTTTCCTGGATTCGCAAACATATACTTAAAAGCAATGGAAGTATGCAAAACAGATGTTCAGACCATTATTCGGCTCCTTGACAAGAGTGCAGAGTTAATTGATAAATATTGTAAGAAGCCTTGCGAATTTGATAAAGCAAGACAAGCTAAAAAACTAAGTAAAAAATTAAAAAAGAAAATATACAATGGAAAAGAATGAAATTTTAAATAGCGACTGGGCTGTCCGCCGCAATGCCGCCGGCAATCCCAACACTCCGGTCGATACCCTTGTCGAACTGTCGAAAGATAGCGAATGTGATGTCCGTCGCAGTGCCGCCGGTAATCCCAACACTCCGGTCGATACCCTTGTCGAACTGTCGAAAGATAGCGACTGGGCTGTCCGCCGCAATGCCGCCGGC